CTATCCGTGTCATTGAAGGCGAAAGTGAGCGCGTTGCTGTGTCATCTGATGTACGTCAAGGAGCGAGCGAATGAAGGTTACCGTAATAGACCCAGCCGGCTTTCGGCACGCCCTTGAATTCGATGGCGGGCAGTGGCACGGTACGGAGAACATCGCACACTGGCATGAGCCGCATGCTGGGCGGCTAAGCATAGTATTGGCGTTGCAGACAGCGTTGACGCGAAATCTTGGACCAGTCAAAGTGGCATTGCCACATGGTTTTGGGTATTGTTAGGAGCTAGCGAATGACAAAAGAGAAATCTGCTGCAATTCTGACAATAAAGGCGCCAGGTAGCATGACGCTTCGCGGACGCCGGGATATTGCCCACTGGCTGCGGCGGCAGGCCGCGCATTTTCAGGGCTACGGATCGCGGTACACAAAGGGCACCTTTACCGCGCGGTACATAATCATCCCGTAGGAGCGAGCGAATGAAATTCCGCAAGAAGCCGATCGTGATAGACGCCGTGCAATGGACCGGCGACAACCTGGCTGAAGTGTTCAACGGGCTGAACATGCAGCACATGGAGCTGCGCGCGGTGTGGCCCGGCGCAACCAACGGCTGCCTGTACGTCCGCACGTCCGAGGGTGAGATGCGCGCGGATTGCAACGATTGGATCATCAGAGGCGCAAAGGGTGAAGTTTATCCCTGCAAGCCTGACATCTTTGCCGCGACGTACGAGCCGGCGCCCCCGCCTCCGGTCAATCCGTATTCCTACGGGGTAGTGCATGGCCAATAGGCGGGGCTTGTGAGCGAAGGCGACATCGTTCTCCGGTTCGATCTTCACCCGGCGCAGCTCACGGTATTTCAAGACAAGACCCGCTTTCGGGTGCTTGCCGCCGGACGCCGGTTTGGCAAAACAACGCTTGCCATCGCGGAGGCGTCCTGCGCAGCACTGGACCCGGCAAACAAGCTGAAGCTGCCGGTGTTCTTGATTGCGCCGACGCAGGCACAGGCCAAGCTGCTGTACTGGCGGCCGCTGATAGATAAGCTGAACAAGCTGATTGTTTCGACAAACGTAAACGAAGGGCTGATCTACCTAGACAACGGGGTGCTGATCGGTGTCAAGGGCGCCGACAATCCCGAAGCGCTGCGCGGCCCCGGCTTGTACTTTGCCGCGCTGGACGAGTATGGCAGCATGAAGCCGTACGTGTGGACCGACATCGTGCGCCCGATGTTGGTTGATGCGCGCGGTCGCGCGCTCTTCATCGGCACGCCGCCCTACGAACGAAACCAGTTCTACGATCTGTACAAAGACGGCGAGTCGGGCACGGACCCGGAGGTTAAGTCGTTCACCTACGAGTCGAAGGACAATCCATTCCTGCCGGCGGGAGAGATTGACGCCGCGCGCAGACGCCTGAGCACGACGGCCTACAATCGGGAATTCCGTGCGAAGTTCGTCTCTCCGACCGGCGGGCTGCTCAAGGAAGAATGGATCAAATACGAAGAGGCTGAGCCAAAAGGCGGCGCATGGTTTGTGGCGATCGACCTGGCTGGCTTCTCCGACGTGAAGGTGGCGGTGACCGCGCGGCAGAAGTTGCTGGACGAGCACGTAATCGTGATCGCCAAGGTTTTGCCGGACGGCCCGGATGCTGATCGCTGGTGGGTAAAAGACATTCAGAAGGGGCGGTGGGGCGTGAAGGAAGCGGCGGCCCGCATTGTAAAGGCGGTAATCGACACCGAGCCGAGCGCGTGGGGTATGGAGAGCGGCGCCCTCTACCGAGCAGTGCTCCCGTACATATACGACGAAGCGCGCCGCATGAAAATGAATTTGATGGCGCCGGTTCCGCTCTCGCATGAGAACCGGATAAAGACGGAGCGGATCATTTGGGCGCTGCAAGGCCGGCTTGAACATGGAAAGATCGCGTTTGCGCGCGGCGATTGGAACGACGATCTGGAAGACCAGTTGGTACAGTTCCCGTCCAAGATGGTGCATGACGACATACCGGACGCGTTGAGCTATGTTGCACAGCTTTCAAAGGGGCGCATGTTTGAGGACTTCAGCGATCTTGCTACCGAGCCGTACTGGAAGCCGCAAGACGCCGCGATAGGATACTGAGATGGCAATGAAAGAGCAAATGCTGATGATGGCCGCTGAGCAGGGAGTGGTGCTTAATGGCGATCCGCGCGATTCGTCCGTGGCACCTGATGATAAAACTGATCGCGAAAAGACATCGGATGAAAAATTGGTGGCATGGGTTCTAAACCGTGTCAGCCAGTGGCGGGACCACCGCAACGCGAACTATCAGGAACAATGGAACATGTACGAACGCCTGTGGCGTGCGATCTACTCCGATGCGGAGAAGACGCGCAAACGGGAGCGCTCGCAGATCATATCGCCCGCGCTCTCCGAGGCGGTCGAGAACGGCGCCGCTGAAATTGAGGAAGCAGTATTCGGCCGCGGTGACTTCTTCGACCTGTGGCCCGAGGCAAAAGACGATCCGGCCAATGCCGAGATACTATCGAAGAATGAAACACTGTTTCGCGAAGATTTGGCCAAAAGTGATTTCACGTCTACCTGCTCGGAGACGGTTGTAAACGCGGCGGTATACGGGACCGGCATCGCAGAAATCGTTCAATCGAAATCTACTGAGCGTGATATCGTCGCGGTGCGCGACCCACTGACCGGCGCGTTTAGCGCGGAAGTAACCGAGACGGACGTTGAGCGCCCGGTGCTACGCTCCGTGAATCCGCGCAACTTCGGTATCGACCCGGCCGCTCGCGGAATCGAAGACGCCCTCGGCGTCTTTATCGAGGAAGACGTGGGCGCGCATATTGTGCGTGAGGGGATCAGCAAGGGCGATTACAAGAAAGTGGACCTCGAAGTGTCCACGGGCGACCTTCAGACGAAGCCGGACCCGCAGACAGAAACGCCATGGATGGCCGATGTCGTCAACGTCATTCGCTATTACGGCAAGGTGCCAACGGAACTATTATTCCCGCCTGAAAAAACGGAAGAGCTGTTCCCTGAAGACCCGGCGAAAGATTCTACTGAGCCGGTGGACGCCTCAATGGTCGAGGCGTGGGTGGTGATCGCCAACAACACGCATCTGCTCAAGGCGATCGAAACACCAGACATGATGAAGGACCGCCCGGTTGTCGCGTATCAGTGGGACATCGTGCCGGGCCGGTTTTGGGGGCGTGGAATTTGCGAGAAGGGTGCGACGCCGCAAAAGCTGCTAGACGCCGAGCTTCGTGCTCGCATGGACGCGCTCGCGTTCTGCGCTGCGCCCATGATGGCGATGGACGCGACGAAGTTGCCACGCGGCTTCAAGTTTGACATCTATCCGGGCAAGAATCTCTTGCTTGGCGGCGACCCCAACACGATTCTGAAGCCATTCAAGTTCGGCGAGCTTGACGCAAACTCGGCCGCGCAAGTCCAACTACTTGACTCGCTGGTGCAACGCGCGACCGGCTCGATTGATTCCGTGTCGCTCGCGAAGAGCGGCGTCGGCGGCGAGGCCCGCTCAGGCGCGGTGTCGATGGCCATGTCCGGCATCGTCAAGCGCAACAAGCGCACGTTGATGCGCTACCTGGACAAGTTTCTCGGACCGGCTTTGCGGAAAATGATGTGGCGGTTCATGCAGTATGACTCGCCGCGCTACATGCCCGCCAACATGACGTTCAACGTGTCGTCCACGATGGGTATCATGCAGCGCGAATATGAAACCGCGAATTTGTCGCAGATGCTGAATTCTATGGAGCCGGGCACGACAGAGCACTTGCTTGTCCTGATCGCCCTTATCAGCAACAGTGGTATCCAAAACCGCGACGCGGTTCTGAACACATTGAAGCAAAAACTGGCACGGGTACAGGCAGCCGAGCAGCAGCCCCCGGCGGACCCGAACGCCGTTCCGACAGACCCGGTTATTCTGACGCTGCAACGTGTTGATGCCCAGCTCGAACTGGCCAAGAAGCAAGCGCAGATCGCCGAGATTCGGGCGAAGACCCGGCTGCTTGATGCGCAGGCGAATTCTGAAGCGGTCGCTCCGGCGCTCGAAGCGCAGAGCATTGCACTCAAGGGAATCTACAAGACGCCAGAGGATCAGATCAACGAAGAGTTTGATCGACGCATGCGAATTGCAGAAGTGGCGCTGAAGGACAAAGGAATCGACAGTCGCGAGCGCATCGCCGACAAGCAGATCATCGCGGCGAGGGCGAACGAGCCACAGGTGAAGGTTGAGCAGGTTGAAGTGCCGGTACCCGTAGACACGGGCATGCTGTAACGAATAGGGGGAAGTAGGCGCGCTTCGCTCCCGCGCTTCCGGGCTGCTCAAAAGGCGACCCGGCCCCCGACTATTTTTGGAGCGATAGGAGCGAACGATGGCAGAGCAGCGAGAAGAGCAGAAGGGACTGAAGGATCGTAATCTTCAGCACTACTACGAGTCCATGCTGGCGATGTTCGAGACGCCGGGCTGGACGTATTTGCTGGAAGACCTTGCCAAGCTGTACGAAGCGGCGAACACGCTGAAAGGTATCGCTACGCAGTCTGACCTCGATAAGCGGCTTGGGCAGATACACGTTTTGGAGATAGTGATGGTTCAGCCGGCTGTTGTTACGGCTGCGTACGACATGCTGCTGGAAGGGGAAGGTAATGAGCCGAAGGCTGTTTGACTTCGAGTGCGCCAGTGGGCATCAACACGAAGAATTGGTGCA